TGGAAAGAGCCAAGGCGTTTGGGGAAAAATACGGCGTTCCGATTACCAAAAATGCGTTTGAGGGAACCGTTGATGACCCGGTGCCACCGCTTCCTTACCTGGTTTACTTATTACCCCATGAAACCAACCGAGGGGCGGACAATCTGAACAATTTAAAAGCAAAAGATTTTGACCTGGAACTTTATACCGCCGGGGATGACCAGGAACGTGAAACCCTGGTGGAGAATTTGGAAAATGAGGTTTTCCCGGATGTGGAGTGTGAAGTATATTTGGCACCCATCCCGGATGAAGAATGTTACCAAACGGCCTTTGAAGTGACGGGCTTACTTACCAAAAAGAAAGGAGCAAACAAGGCATGAACAAAGAGAGCATTGTTTTAGGCAGTGGAGATTTGTATTGTACCGAATTTGAGGGCACAGACAAGGAACTGCCTACCAACGAAGAGTTGGAAACAGAAGAAAACCGCCTGGGCCACATTAAAGGCGGTGCAGAAATTGAGTATGCACCATCTTTCTATGAAGCCAAGGACGATATGGGCAAGGTGTCCAAGGTAATCATTACCGAAGAGGAAGCAACCTTGAAATCCGGCATTATGACATGGTGCGGCACTACGCTTGAAAAATTATGTCAGACCGCAAGGGTTACAGAGGATGCGACAAAGAAAAAGCGTATTGTAAAAATCGGCGGCATTGCCAACGCAACTGGCAAGAAATACGTTATTCACTTTGTCCACAAGGATGATGTGGACGGGGATGTGAGAGTTACCATTGTGGGTAACAACCAGGCAGGATTTACCATTGCCTTTGCAAAAGACAGTGAAACCGTTATTGATGCAGAGTTTAAGGCACAGCCTATGGACAAAGAGGGCACCCTTATCCTTTATGAAGAGGATATGGACGAAACCGCCGCAGCAGGGGAAGAAACTGCTTAAACATTTATGACAAGCGGCCAGGGACAACCACCCAGGCCGCTTATTTGTTAGAAAGGAGCCGACACCATGGCAGTAAAAGAATTTAATTGCAACAAACTCAAAAGAACCTTTTGGCCATTCACTCTGAAAGACAAGACAGACGAGGACGGCAATGTGATTGAAAAGGGCAAAAAAATCATTGTGCGTATGCCACAGAAAAAGGTTTTTGAAGCCATTAAGACACTGGAAAACCTGGACGAAGAGAACGCCACCGTGGAAGATACAGAAGCCATTTACGATTTACTGGCAGCAGTATTGAACAACAACATGAACAAAGTAAAAGTGACCGCCGAGGAAATGTCAGATTATGACATTGAAGAGTGTTCCGAAATCCTCAAAGCATACATGGACTTTGTGGATGAATTAAAGATGGACCCAAACTAACAATTCCCTTTTATCCAAGAGATAAAGGGGATGATGTGCCATACGAACTTCTTACACGGCCGGAAAAACTGGTAATGGACTATTGCCATATAGATATTTACGAAGTCCAGGACATGGAAATTGATACATACCTTTTCTTTATGCGTGAAGCCATGATTTTTGAAAATTCGCAAACAGAAGAGGGCCGAGAATATCTAAAGAATTGTTGGAGAATGGAGCAGACCAAGCCGGACCGTGAGGGATTGCGTAAGAATTTCAAGAAGAAAGGGGGTTAATATATGGCCAATAACATAAAGGGTATAACCATAGAAATTGGTGGAGATACCACGAAACTTGACAAGGCCCTGGGCGGTGTCAATAAGCAAGTGCGAAACACCCAGGCCGAACTTAGAGAAGTCAATAAACTTTTGAAAATGGACCCCACCAACACGGAAGCCCTTACGCAAAAGCAAAACCTTTTAAAAGATGCCATTTCAGAAACCAAAGAGAAATTGGACATTCTGAAAACAGCAGAAAGCCAGGTGCAGGAGCAGTTTAAAAAAGGCGAGGTTTCAGAAGCGCAGTACCGGGCTTTAAAACGTGAAGTTGAAAAAACAAGCCTGGAATTGGCCGATTTAGAGGAAGCGGCAAAGCAGACAGACACAGCCATTGCACAACTGGGAAAGAAAGCCGAGTTGTCCGGGAAAGACCTGGAAGATGCCAAGGAAAAAGCGGCATCCCTGGACGAAAAACTGGATGGCTTGACGGATGCAGCAAAAAACGCCGCAACCGCCCTGGGGGCCGGATTTGTGGCCGCCGCTACATACGCCACGAAGTTTGAAACGGATTGTGACCAGGCATTAAATACAGTTATCACACAGACCGGGGCAGCAGATGCCGAGGTTGAGGGGTTGGAAGAAACCCTTTTGAATATATACAAAAACAATTTTGGCGAGGATATTAACGATATAGCCACCGCCATGTCAGCCGTGAAGCAGCAAACGGGCCTTGCGGATGAAGAGTTGCAGAAAACTACGGAAACCGCCCTTTTAATGCGTGATACCTTTGATATTGACGTAAACGAGGGCATCCGGGGCGTTAATGCCATGATGAAACAGTTTGGCATTTCCGCCGAGGAAGCATATAACCTTTTGGCCCAGGGTGCCCAAAATGGCTTGAACCAAAACGGGGACCTGGCAGACCAGTTGGCAGAATACGCCACTTATTATGCGGACCTGGGTATTTCCGCCGAGGAAGCATTTAACATGATGGCCAACGGTGCGAAAAACGGCACGTTCCAAATTGATTACCTCAATGATGCCGTCAAAGAATTTGGCATCAGAGTAAAAGACGGAACGGCGGATGATGCTTTTAAACAGTTGGGCCTTAATGCGGATGAACTGAAACAGAAGTTTGCAGAGGGCGGAGAGGGAGCCAGGGAAGCGTTTACAACCGTAAACAATGCCCTTTTTGCATGTGATGACGAAGTGCAAAGAAATCTTTTAGGCGTGACCTTGTACGGTACCAAGTGGGAAGATTTGGGAGAAGATGCCGTGCGTGCCCTGGTAAACACCCAGGGGGAGATTTCCACCACAAATGATGCCCTGGCAGAAATCAACGAGAACAAATACAACGATATTGGCAACCAAATAACGGAACTGGGCCGGAACCTGGAAACGGAATTGGTAAAACCGATAGGGGAAGAACTGCAACCCGTGATTAGTGATGTAATTGCAGAGGTTAAGGAGAAAACCCCCCAGGTCAAAACCCTGGTGCTTGCAGTTGTGGACAAGATTAAAAGTTTTATTTCTTTTGTGTCAAAGAACGGTCCAATGATAATTTCCATCATTGCCGGAATTGCAGCAGGGATGTTGGCGTGGAATGTTGTAAACATGATACAAGGATTGATTGCGGCTTTTAAAGTATGGAAAGCCACCACCGAGGGAATGACCATAGCACAGAAACTTCTTAACACGGTAATGGCAGCCAATCCCATTGGCATTGTTATAACCGTGGTGGCGGCACTTGTAACGGCCCTCATTACGCTTTTTGCAACCAATGAGGATTTCCGAAACAAAGTGATTGCCGTGTGGGAAAAGGTCAAAGAGGTGGCCGGAAATGTATTTGGTGCAATAGCCGATTTTTTCACGGTTACGATACCAAACGCATTTAATTCCCTCATTGGGTTTATAAAATCCAACTGGCAGGGCCTACTTTTATTCATAGTCAACCCGTTTGCCGGGGCTTTTAAATTGCTTTATGACAACTGCGGTGCGTTCCGTGATTTCATAGACAATTTGGTGGCCAAAATCCAGGAATTTTTCCAAAATTTATGGTCCGGCATTGTTTCCATTTTCCAGGGCGTGGGCCAGTGGTTCAGTGACCGATTTACGGAAGCGTATAACGGCGTGACAAGCGTATTTTCTGCCATTGGTTCCTGGTTTGGGGCAAGGTGGAATGACATTAAGAACGCCCTGGCCCTGGTGGCATCCTGGTTTCTTACCATGTTTACCAATGCCTATACCAATGTGACCAATGTATTTGCGGCAATCGGTTCCTGGTTCGCTGCAAGATGGCAGGATATAAAGAACGCCCTGGCGTTGGTTGCTTCCTGGTTCCTTACCATGTTTACCAACGCATACAACAACGTGACCCGTATATTTGCGGCAATCGGTTCCTGGTTCGCTGCAAGATGGCAGGATATAAAGAACGCCCTGGCCCTGGTGGCATCCTGGTTTCTTACCATGTTTACCAATGCCTATACCAATGTGACAAGCGTATTTTCTGCCATTGGTTCCTGGTTTGGGGCAAGGTGGACGGAAATTAAAACCGCCCTGGCCAATGTGGCCACCTGGTTTGGCACACAATTCCAAAATGCCTGGACCAATATTAAAAATGCCTTTGCCAACGTGACTTCTTTCTTTTCCGGGTTATGGGAGAAAATCAAAGGTTGTTTCGTGGATGTGGGCACCAAAATTGGTTCCGCCGTGGGGGATGCCTTTAAATCAGCAATCAACAGTTGCCTTTCTACAATCGAGGGCGTGGTTAATAAGTTTATTGGAATGATAAACGGAGTAATTGACATTATAAACGAGATACCGGGCGTTTCCCTGGGCAAAATCAGCACACTTTCCTTACCGAGATTGGCAAAGGGCGGCGTGTTGCGTGAGGGGGATGCCATGGTGGCAGAAGCCGGGCCGGAATTACTTAGCATGGTAAATGGCAAGGCGGTTGTTACACCACTTACGGGCACCGCCAAGAACCAGGCGTTGGAAAATGTGGGCAGTGGCAGCAGTGGTTACAATCAGACCATTAACATTACAAGCCCTAAAGCATTAAGCCCTTACGAAGTGGCAAGACAGACCAGGTTACAGACAAGAAGAATGATTTTAGCAGCACAAAGGGGGTAAAAACGTGTCAGATATTAAAGTAATATGCACCAGTGACAAAAATGTTGCCATGACCTTTACCTGGGACGATTTTACCCCGTTCCACTTACTGGATATTGAGGGCATTTACGGTATTGAAGCCAACGTGGTTACGTCAGAGAACACCACAACGGACGGAAGCACCTACCAGGGGGCAACGGCAAAGGAAAGAAACATTGTGCTTACCGTGGAAATGGATAGCAATTACAAAGAAAACAGAAACCTTTTATACCGTTGTTTCCCCATCAAACGCACCGGGACACTGCAATATATTGAGAACGGGGAAGCCAAAACCATTGAATATGAGGTTGAAAGCATCATACCGGGAGCCACAACGGGTGTGGTAAGAGATTACACCATTTCTTTGAAGTGTACGGACCCGTATTTTAAAGACTTATCGGATATTGAAGTGGTAATGGCATCCTGGGTAAGCAATTTCCGTTTCCCGGCGTGCTTCCCGGAAGAGGGTGTGGTTTTTGGCTACCGTGAAGCGGATTTGGTAAAGGAAATTGAAAATGAAAGCGGTGCCGATAATATCGGCATCATTGCCGTATTCCGTGCGGATGGCGTGGTAAAAAACCCGGCCATCTATCATGCGGAAAGCGGCGAATTTACAAAGGTGGGCTACACTGACAATGATTTTGTTATGGCATCCGGCCAGTATGTGGTAATAAACACTTACACGGGCAAGAAAAATGTGTATTTACTGGACGGCGTGACCCAGGCAGAGATTGAAAGCAACCGCACACCATACGGAATGATTGATTGGGACGTGGTAATTGAAAAATACGGCCAGGTAATCAATGAATATTTGGACGAGGACGGGGATTTTATCCAGTTGCAGGACGGCACCAATACCATTACCTATTCAGCAGAAGAGGGAACCAGTTACCTTTCCGTATCTATCTATTACAGAATTTCATATTTGGGGGTGTGATTATGGAAATACATGTTTATGACCGCAACCTTAGAAGATTGGGGCACATTGAAAATCACACATCCTTACAGTGGCACCGTAAATATTACGAAGCCGGGACCTTTGAACTTCATTGCCCGGTTACGGATGAAAACCTTAGACTTTTGCAGCCTGGGAACATCATAACCAAAGGGGACAACAAAAGGGAAGCCGCCGTGATAAGAGGGGACCAAACGGAAGAGGAAAGCACACTGGTAAACGAAATCACAAGGAACGGGATATTTTTACCCGTGTACCTGGAGGACCGTTTGACCGGGCCGCTTTTTAATTTCAGTGGCACCGTGGAAGATGCTATGCACTTTATGATTAACCGCATGGAACCCGTGCCGCTTTTGCAGTTGGGAGAAACCACCGGGGATGCAACCCAAATACAATTCCAGGCCACTTATAAGAATGTGTTGGAATACCTCACGAAGTTGGCCAAATATGCAGAAATCGGCTTTAGGATTGTGCCGGATTTCAAAACCAAGACCATGACCTTTGAAACATACAAGGGAGTGAACAGAACCCAGGCCCAAGGTAAAAATCCAAGGGTTATATTTTCCGAAAGTTACGATAATCTGAACCAGGCAAAGCACAACTACAGTGATGCAACCATGAAAACCAAGGTAATTGTGGGCGGTGCCGGGGATGGTGCAAACCGTATCTATGTAACAGTGGGCGGCGGCACCGGGTTTGACCTTAGAGAAGTGTTTTTGGATGCCAAAGACATAAACAAAGACGAAATGACGGATGAAGAGTATTTGGCAGCCCTCAAAACCAGGGGGCAGGAATACCTTAATGAAAACAAGGTATTTGAAAACTTTGAAGCCGAAGCGGAAGCGGATGTTAATTTTACCTACGGAAAAGACTATGACCTGGGGGATATTGTGACAGTAAAGAAGAAAAAGTGGAACACCGCACAGAACCTTAGAATTACGGAACTTTGCGAGGTTTACGAATACGGGGGCATGTATGTGGTGCCCACTTTTGGGGATGCCCTACCCACAAAGATAAAATGGGACGAATAAGGAAAGGAGAAGAAAAGGACCATGGCAGTAAGAGGATTTTTTTACAATGCCACAGACTTGAACGATACCGAGCGTACATATAACGGCGAGGATATGAACCAGGACAAGGCACCTTTCTACAAAGAGGGCGTGGTTTATGGGCATCTTCAAGTTACGGCAGAGGGCGGCAGCATGGAAGTAAAGGTGGATGGTGGACCCAAAACGGGTTACGCATACATCAATATGCACACCATACACAACACATCCGTTTTGCCCCTCACATTGAGCCAGGCAAGCGGTACACTGCCAAGAATTGACCGTGTTGTTATCCGAAATGACCAAACGGAAAGGCGGCCAAGTATTTTTATCAAAGAGGGGGCATTTTCGAGCAATCCCCAGGCCCCGGAACTGATAAACAATGATGCAATCCAGGAAAAGAGCCTTGCACGCATTTACATCCCGGCCGGAGCCGTGGAGATTACCCAGGCCAACATTACAGATGAACGTGCAGACGAAACAGTGTGTGGCTTCATTGCTTCACAATTCCAGGATTTTGATTTTAACCAGTTTTCCGCCCAGTTTAATGCCTGGTTTGCCCAGGAAAAGGCATCCATGGAAGCGGACCACGCCGATTTTGTGGAAGAATATGCCGAAATGACCCAGGCGTTTATGGATGACCAGGCCGCCGCATGGAATAAGTGGTTTGAAGAAAAGCAAACAGAACTTTCCGGGGATGTGGCCGGGAAACTGCAAATGCAGATTGATGGATTGACCACAAAGGTACACAATATGGCCTTTAAGGTCCGCATGGAATACCTTTTGGAAACCATCCAGGCAGCCATTACCGTTACACTTACCAACACAACCACGGGAACCGTGCAGACGGCAGAAATTTCCGAAAGCGGCATTGGCTTTTATATCACGGAAGCCGGGGACTACATCCTGGAAACTGGCATGGAAAGCGTTATGGCCATTCCAAAGGCGTTTTCCGTGGACAATGTGGATTTGATGCACGAAATGACCGTGGCGTTGCGTGAGGGCACAAACATGGCCTATATCGGCAATTACATGGGCACATATTTATTAAAAGAAAGTGAGGAATAAAGGATGAAAGGATTTCCTAAAGTAATCAAAACCAAGTCGGACCTGGTAAATACCCATAAACTGGTATTAAAGGGCCGCCTGGACAAAGAAGATTGGTTGGCAGCAGTTGAAAAACTGGAAAATCAGAACTGGATTGCTTGCCCGGTAATCGAAATGTCCGAGGACAGAAAGACCGTAACAATTATGTTTTGCAATGAAGCGGCAGCAGAACAGAAAGTAAAAAATGGCTCCGTATATCCGACAATCAACGCCGTGGAAACAGTGACGTTGGAGCAGACAGAGGAAGAAATTGCAGAGAACAAAACGCCGATTGTTCATACTGTTTTGACCCTTTCCAAAGCATTGTTGACGGGTACCACAACCGTTTTCATCCCGGCAGCAGTTACATATTATGACCGCCTGGGTATCACAGAAGCAGAAGTGGAAGAAATGAAAGGAGCGTTGGCGTAATGAGTAGATTATTTGTTTATGACGAAAACATGACGGATGAACGTGCAAAAATCACGGTGGCCAAGATGGCAGCCATTTCCGACATTGTGACCCCGGAAAAGCAGTATATCCAGTACACCGCCAAGGGAGAAGTTACCGTGATGGGCGGATGCGTTATTGCGGTGGGCAAAACATCCGTTTTCAAGACCGTGGAAACCGCACTTACCAAAGCCAATTTGGACCAGGGAAGTGATTTTGCCCATGGTAGTGACTATTATATTTACATTTGCGACCCTGGCACGGATGACCAGGACGAAATCTATTTGATTTCCTTAAACTCTTCCTGGCCGGATGGGGATGCCTGGGACGATACAAACACCCGTAAACTGGGCGGCTTCCACTATGGCCGTGTGAGAAATGTGGATGACTACGGCCAGGCAATCAACACAAGCGGTTCCGTGCGTGGTAGCGGTTGGGAAAGCAATACCCGTGTGGATATTATCCCAAATTCCGTTTGGACCACAAAGCACCGCCCTAAATGTGAGCCATCCGGCATGGTTTACCTGGGGAACGCATTATGGGGAGATATTTACCTTTCCAGTGATGATGGTGCCAACGGTTTGCAATCCGTATATGGCGGCACGCCTATCACGGGCACCGAGGGCCTTAACTGGTATATTGCCGGGGAAAGGGCACGCCGAGTGGGTAAGAGATTGCCGGACTACATGGAATTTACCGTGGCAGCAGACGGAAGCCCCCAGGGCTTAGATGCTTCCAATACAAACGGATGGACAGCCACAACCAACACTGCAAGAACAACCGTTGGACAGATTGCAAACGCCGTAAGTGCGTTGAATATCTGCGACCTGGTGGGAAATGTTTGGAAGTGGCTTAACGAATTGATGCATGACCCTACCGCCACAACTGGGGCATGGCATGACGTGTTCAGTGGTTATGGCCAGGCTTACATGTATTCGGCAACTGGCTTGCACGCCCTCATTGGCGGCGGCCGTTGGGCCGACGGCGTTCACTGCGGTTCCCGTGCGGTCGGCTGCAACGTTTGCCCGTGGGTCGTCGACACGAGCATTGGCGTGTGGTGCGTGTGTGACAGTCTGTAATCTGTTTGGGTGGGCGAAAGCCCACCCTATGAGGTAAAAACAATGGCAGAAAATAAACAGAACACCACCAACAAAACGGCGGACCCATACATGGACAGTATGGTGCTATACCAAAAAGTTTATGATTTCCTCAAATACATTTACCCAGTGTTGGCCCAGTTTCCGAAGTTTGAGAAATTTGCATTGCAGACACAGATTAAGACGGCAATGTTTGAAATGCTAAAAAGCATTATCCGTTTCAAGAAAACCGGGACCAAAAGCCACATTTACAATGCGGATGTGGAATTGCAATTTTTAAAAACACTCATACGCCTATCCTATGACCTGGAATATAAAGCCATGAGCAAACACCGCTATGAAGTGGCAAGCCGACACCTGGCAGAAATCGGCAAGATAACGGGCGGCATTATCGAAGCCGTGAAAGATGGAAAATGGAAATAATAAATATATGGGGAAACTGTTAATTCGCACCGCATGTTTCGTGTGGCTTGCACGCCCTCATTGGCGGCGGCAATTGGAACAACGGCGTTCACTGCGGTTCCCGTGCGGTCAACTGCAACAATTACCCGTGGAACGTCAACACGAACATTGGCGTGTGGTGCGTGTGTGACTTGAAAACCATTACAGACACAGAAACCCAAGTGGTTACTGGCAAAGATTTATCTAACCTTTTTGATAAGTCAGACGGTTTTCCCGTTCCGGGGCACACCCGGACAAACTAACAAAGGCACCGCCTTTGAGTAGAATATAAAATTTGAAAATTGGTAGGGCAAACAATGAAAACAGAAAAGGGATTGCATGAAAAGATATGCACCTTTGACAATGCCAATAC